TAATGGAAGTCCTGGAAGCTCTAGTGCAGGTTCAGGAACAACTAATACTGGGTCTGGCGGAGGCGGAGGTGCTCCTGGTAATCCTGGAGGCTCTGGAGGATCAGGTTTAGTTGTATTAAGAGCACCTGGAACATCTACATTCAGTGTAACACCTGGAACAAATACAGTTACTACTGATCCTGGAACAGGAGATTTAATTGCAACTTTTACAGTAAGTGGAGTGTTAAAAATATAATGGCACATTTTGCTGAATTAGATGAAAATAATGTGGTTAAAAGAGTCATTGCGGTGGCAAATGATGTAAATACAGCAGATGGACCACTAGGAGAGAATGATATGCATGTAGATGGAGAAGAGTATTGTAAACTTTTTTACAAAGATAAAACTACAATTTGGAAGCAAACATCTTATAATGGAAATTTTAGGAAACAATATGCTGGTGTGGGCTATACTTATAATCCAAGTGAAGATATTTTTATAAAACCACAACCACATGATGGTTGGACTTTAGATGAAAATTATGACTGGCAACCACCTGAAGATTGGAACGGCTAAAGGTAGACTTATATTTTAAAAAGTATATAAGAAAGAAATATAAAGTATGAATTTACAATACTACTATTGGTATTTCAAATCTGCAATATCTCCACAACACTGTGATGATATTATTAATTTAGCATTGAAACAAAAAGATAAGTTAGGTTTAATAGGTAACTTATCACAAAAAAAAGAACTTAATAAAAAAGATATTAAAGATTTAAAACAACAAAGAAATTCTAATATAACTTGGATAGATTTGCCTTGGGTTTATAAACTCATACAACCTTATGTACACGTAGCTAATAAAAATGCAGGTTGGAATTTTGAATGGGATTGGTCTGAATCTTGTCAATTTACAAAATATAAAAAAGATCAATTTTATGATTGGCATTGTGACAGTTGGGATAAACCTTATGATAATCCAGAAAATAAAAATATACATGGTAAAATAAGAAAATTATCTGTCACAGTTTCTTTATCTGATCCAAAAAATTACAAAGGAGGCGAATTAGAATTTGATTTAAAAAATCAACCTCCTAAAAGTGAAAAGAAAACAAAAATAAAATGTGAAGAAATTTTGCCAAGAGGTTCCGTAGTTGTTTTTCCAAGTTTTATTTGGCATAGAGTTAAACCAGTTGTGAAAGGAACAAGATATTCTTTAGTTATGTGGAACTGTGGATATCCTTTTAGATGATGAAATGTAAACCATATAGTTATAAAGAAGTTGTAAAATCTGATGTATCACCTTTAATACATGCAATAAATACTTTAGGTGAAAATTTAATTGGATTAGAATTAGGTGTTTGCATGGCAGATAGTTTTTTAACTATTATGCATAACTGTAGTATTAAAAAACTTTATGGAATAGATCATTGGAAACCTTATGATGATTATTTAAAATACGTTCCTGATGGAAAACCTACATATTCTGTTGATGAAAAAAAGAGTCAATACCACAAGATGTTAGCTTTACATAATATAAAATATTCTGGATCTAAACATAAAGCAATTATTATTGAAGGTAATACTTTAAATGTTGTTAAAAAATTTAAAGATAAAAGTTTAGATTTTATATTCTTTGACTCTACATTGTCAGAAGAACAGACATATGAAGAAGCTATGGCCTATTATCCTAAAATTAAAAAAGGTGGATTGTTTTTAGGACATGATGCAGAAGCTCAAATACAAATTATAGAACCATTAAAAAAAGTATTAAAACATTATAATTGTAAAAACAAAATTTTCATATATAATAACTGTTTTTTAATTAAAATATGAAAGCAGAATTACATTTTTCAACACCGATATATTCATCTTTTGATGATAGGTTTGTAAAACCATTAAATAAAATTAGTGATAATTTAATTTTAAAATCTAAAAAAGAAAATATTAAAGCTTTAAAAGATAGAGAAAAAGGTATAGGTAAAAAAATAGGAGATCATGGATTTAGTTATCAATCGGATAATTTAATGAATAATAAAAATTTTGATGATTTTAAAAATTATATTGGTGAACTTTCAGTGGCTGTATTAGATTCTCAAGGATATGATTTAAAAGAACATATTTTATTTTTTAAAGAACTTTGGGTGCAACAGTTTGCAGAAAAAGGTGGAGGACATCATAACACTCATGTTCATTTTAATAGTCATCTATCTGGTTTTTATTTTTTAAAAGCTAGTAACAAAACACCTTTTCCTATTTTTCATGATCCAAGAGTTGGAAAAGATATGATTCAGTTACCAAGAAAAAATGTAAGTGCCTTAGACATATCTAATGACATGGTTCATTTTGGGGTTAAACCAGGTTCTTTAATTATATTTCCATCCTACTTACCACACGAGTTTGATGTAGATCATGGTGTAGATACATTTAGGTTTATACACTTTAATATGCAGGCAATTTCAAAAGAGGTTTTATGAGTAAATATAAATTTAAAAAAGATGGTTTTCAAATAATGTTAAAAGCAGTAGATCCTAAAATTGCTAATTTTATATACCAATATTTAATCTTAAAATCTAAAGTATCTATTACTTTATTTAATACTGGATATATCGCACCTTCAGAAACAGCGTTTGGAATATGGGCTGATGGTCAAAGCAAAAACACTTTTTGTATATATGGTGATCCTGCTATGGACGTTTTGTTACACAATGTAAAAACAAAGTTAGAAAAACTATTATGTTTAAAACTACATGAAACTTACTCTTATTCTAGATTATATAAAAAAGGAGACGTGCTTGAAAAACATAAAGATAGATTTTCTTGTGAAATATCTACTACTATAAATTTAGGAGGAAGTAGTTGGCCAATTTACATTGAAACAAAAAAAGGCAAAAAAGTAAAAGTTAGTTTAAAGCCTGGAGATATGTTATTATACAGAGGTGATATATTATGTCATTGGAGAGAATCGTTAAAAGGAAATCAATGTGGACAAGTTTTTTTACACTATAATAATATAAAAACAAAAGGCTCAAAGGAAAACCAATATGATAGAAGACCTCATTTAGGGCTTCCTGCTTTTTATAAAAAGGAGATAAAAAATGACTAATCAATTAAATAAATTAAAACAAGAAAACGAAGAATTAAAATTAAAACTAGAAGAAGAAATTATGGTAAAAAAATCTGAAGTTTTAATGAACAGAGATTTAAAAATACATAATGAAAAATTAAAATTAATTATTGAAAACTTAGTTGAAATTAATGAAAAATTTAGTGTAAAAATTGCAAAACTTAGATGGGAATTAAAAAACAACATAGACAAAATATAGAAGTTATTAGAAAGTTTGAGTTAAATACACCTTCTTGGCAAGATGTCATAAATAATCTAAACAACTCTATACAAAAAGGTGATTTAATAAAATCAAATGATAGAGGTTTTTTTGTATCGCATAGAGCTTATGAAATACTTGAAGTAGATATGGTAAGAAAAAAATTAAAAGCTAATGGTGCACATTTATATGTAAATTTTTTATACGACGGAGATGCTTTTCCTAGACACCAAGATAATGTTGATGTTATATTTTGGCAAATAATTGGAAAAACTAAATGGGCTGTAGATAAAGAATATATATTAGAGCCTGGAGATTTAATTAAAATTCCTAAAAATACATCTCATGAGGTTAAACCACTAACTGCAAGAGCAGGAATATCTTTTGGGATATGAAAAAATATAATTTTGTATACTCTTTGTATGATGACACTTTAAATCTTTCTAAAGAATATGTTAGTTATGTAAAGTCTGTTAAATTAAGAGATCATGATTTTCAAAAAAATTCTTTTTATTCAAAAGAAAAACAACAAGAGCTTATAGAAAAAACAATTAATGAATTAGAAAATTATATTTATAGAGTTATTAAAAATTTAAATTATTCAAGATATGAGTTTAGAGATGCTTGGATTCAAAAGTATGACAAACCAGGACACTTTCATGACTGTCACATACACGATCCATACTTATATTCTTTTGTATTGTACGTAGAGTGTTCAAAACAATCTGCAGAAACTATGTTTTACAACCCTGGATATCCTAATTACTGCACTGATACAATGAGAGTTAAGCCAAAGAAAGGACGATGCATTATATTTAATGGTGCGATTCCACATACAGCGTTACCTAATTTTGATAAAAAAAGATTAGTGGTTAGTGGAAATATAAAACTTATTAAATAATGTTATTAAAAAAAAATAAAAATAAAGTGTTTTTTATTCACATACCTAGAACGGGAGGAAGATATGTCACAAATTTATTTATGAGAAATGGCTTTGAATTTTTGTCTTGTGATGAATTTGGTTTTGTTAAAGGAGTAGATCAAAGACATTTACATCACGATCTTTTAAAAAATTTTAACTCATACATAAACAATAAAAAATTAACTATTATTAGAGATCCTTTAAATCGTTTTATTAGTGCAGCTTCTGTAGACATGGATACTAATAAAAATAAACACAAATTTAAATTAAATACTGTGGACAATGTAATAGAATATATTAAGTTTCAACAAGAAAGATACTCTTACTGCACTAACTGGTTTAAACCTCAACATGAATTTATATCTAATGATTGTTTTATTTGGAGATATGAAGATGGTTTTAAAAAAGATTTTACCAATTTTATATATAAAAATTTTAAAATAAATTTAATTGTTGATGAGAAGATAAGTCCTTGGAAAATATATTACGACTATTGCCCTAAAATTAAAGTAACTAAATCCATTGAAAAAGCCATTAAGATGGTATATGAAAAAGATTATCAAATAACCAATATGTAAAAGTTATGCTACAAAAGATAGGGTTTCAGCCAGGTATTAATAAACAAATTACTCCTACAGGAGCAGAGGGTCAGTGGGTAGACTGCGATAATGTTAGATTTAGGTATGGTACACCTGAAAAAATGGGTGGGTGGAATCAATTAGGCACGTTAAATGAAAACGAATTAACTGGAGCAGGTCGAGGACTACATCATTTTATTAATAGTTTATCTAGAAAATATGCAATTATAGGCACAAATAGAATATTGTATGCTTTTTCTGGTGGTGTATTTTATGACATACACCCTATTCAATCCACAACAACTCTTACAAATGCATTTAGCACGACCAATGGATCACCTACAATAACTATAACATACTCTAGTGCACATGGTTTAGTGCCTGGTGATATATTGTTAATGGATAATTTTACGGCTATTACAAATTCAAACTTTAGTGCGTCAGATTTTAATGATAAAAAATTTATGGTTGCAAGCGCACCAACTAACACAACAGCAACAATTACAATGCCCTCAAATGAAAGTGGGTCTGGTGCAACAACATCAGGTGGTATTAGAATACAAAAATATTATACCGTTGGTCCAGCTGTTCAAGCAAAAGGTTTTGGTTGGGGCTTAGGATCTTGGGGTGGAGAAGCTGCAGGTGCTATTACAACAACTTTAAATGGTGCTTTATTAAATGACACCGCAGGAACTGGAGGATCAGGAACCTCAATTACATTAACAAGCACAACTAACTTTCCATCTTCAGGTACAAATTTTATTAAAGTTGGCACTGAAGAGATATCATATACAGGTATTTCTGGAAATAATCTTACAGGTATTACAAGAGCAGTAAGAGGATCTACAAGAGCAGCTCATAGTAATGGTGCAACTGTTACAAATACGTCTGACTTTGTTGCTTGGGGTGAGGCAGCATCAGGAGACTTAGTCCTTGAACCAGGAATGTGGTCATTAGATAACTTTGGTGACAAAGCTATTTGTTTAATTCATGATGGTGCATGTTTTTCTTGGGACTCATCTTTATCAAACGCAACAGATACAAGAGCAACAATTATATCTGGTGCACCCACTGCATCAAGACATATGTTAGTATCTACACCAGACAGGCACTTAGTATTTTTTGGAACAGAAACAACTATTGGGTCACCAGGCACACAAGATGATATGTTTATTAGATTCTCTGATCAAGAAGATATAAATACTTATAC